GTCTATTGTTTTAGGGTGTCTGATGCAATATATTTCATCTGCAGGGAAATTGGTATAAGATTCAAACCCAACTATTCTTTCATGTACTTTACCACTCCATCCAATTTTGTCAGAATTTTTATATATACGGGTTTGAACATCCGGGAAATTTACCCAACCTTTTTCATTTACATTCCATCCCCATTTTTTAATATGTGCTTCGGTTAATCCTTCAACTGTATTGATTCTTGGTACAACAATCATATCTTTATCAGTATTACTATCCAATAATGCTTCCATATTAACAATTAAGTCTGGTGTTAAATACTCATCCGCATCTAACTGGAATATCCACTCACCTTTGCATTGTGAATTTAATAAATTTTTCCATTGTGCAAAATCATTATCAAATTCGGATTCAATTAAAGTAATATAGTCTGCGTTTGCTTGTAATTCTAAATACTCCAATAATTCGGTAGGAGCTTTTGGTGTATCTAATAGAACTACTATTTCCGAATTTTCTTCTTTGTAGTTTAATAACTGATTAACCAATCTAATGGTTTCTTCGACTTCATTACAAGCCGTTATTGCGTAACTTAATTTCATTTAAAATATTTTTTCGTCATTTGAATTTGTATAACTCCATGCAGAACCACTAGGATATCCATAAGCAGTTGATGTTGTAAATAAACTTGGATTAGTAATTGTAATATGACCCGTTGTACCAGGTGTTGTTGTAAATACATTACCTCCTGTTCCATTTGGGTTTTGATAAAATCCCTGGTCATTAAATCTAAATGTATTATGGTCTACAATTACTCCACCCGTAGGGATTGTATTGTCATCCACATGTGCTAACTTTTCTTTTAGTGTGTCCCATTGTTTTGGAGTAATATTAAACTCATGTACTCCTTCTGTAAATCCTTTTAACCAAAGGACAAATTCTTTTGATGTCATAACTATGATATTCTTTTTTGTGATTTTTTATCTATTCCAATTACATTTTTACTTTTTGGGGTCAATTCATTTACATCCATATTCAATTCTATAACTTTACCAAATCCACTTATTTTATAAGTCCTATATGAATCATTTGATACGACAGGAATTTTTGAAACAATTTCTTTATAGAATTTTTTTGCACCACCTTTCATTTCTAATAATTCGGTATCTTCATTGACAAATTTGCCAAAAAATCTTTTTATTATTTGTGGACTTATATTTGATACTTTAACGGCGTGTACGATATCCTTAGATGCCGATGCAAATAATGTATAAATTATAGGTGCATTTGTATCAGTATATTTACCCTTCATACCATCCACATATTCGTATTCTTTAATCAAATAAAATTTACCTCTTGTCATTTTGTTTGGACTAATTACATATCTATCATCTATGAATTTTCGATATATTGGATTATAATTTATCATTATTTTATTGATTTAATTTTTTTATAAAAATACATTGCTAAATTTAAATGAGCACTTTGTCCATAATGATAATCGTTTACCAATCCATTTGTTTCTATGTTAATTCCTGATGGAGCTATAATATTTTCTAAATTTGCCACACTATTTCTTATGTTTAAAAATGGTGACCAGTTGTAAATAATATTATTTGGTAAAGAATATTTCATTATTTTTATAAAGTGGTTTAACTCATCAATATAGATATCGGATAACCTATTAACACATATTTCCATTATTGTTTGATTACTAATATTTTCCATTTTTTCCAAATTAGGATAAAAGTTAGGAACGAATGATATCCATGTATTCGATTTTGTTGCTAATCTAAATCTACCGACTTCCGACCAACCCATTATCACAATATCATCTTTTTTTATATTCTCTATATTCTCAATATAAGAATGGAACATTGTATAATTATCACATCCAGGTATTGCTAAATTTGTAACATCTGTTTTCAATAAATCGGATAATACACTTCCAAATGTTTTAGGTATTTCTTTTTTATAATTACAATAATCAATTGCCCAATCACATTTATTATTAATATGTGTTTCGAATGGTACACTAAATGAATCACCAAATATCCAAATCATAAATTATATTAAATTTAATTTATTAAATTTTCTAAGTTTAAATGACCTGTTTAAAATCCAATGAAATTCGGCTATTATACCAATATAAGAAATCACATTCCATAAATCTTTTGGATATTCTTCATCGTAAAGAGAATCGTATTCAATATGTAATCCAAATACTGATTTCATATCATCATAATCTTTTTTAAATTTTTTATCAAATTTAGCAATAGTAGTTTCATTTTTTAAAATCCACTCTTCTGGTATAAAATATGGTCTATTTGAGTAACCACGTTCTAGTAATCTTACATAACTTTCAGCTTGTTCTCTAGTATTACTGCGTTTTAAACAAATTGTAATATCAAATTTTTCTTCTGGAATAAATTTAAATTTTTTAAAAAATTTCTTATAATCATCAAATGTTAATACAGCAATGGTATTTTCTTTATTATAAAAATCATCCACTTCCATAGGATTTAAAATGACATCATATAGTAACTCCACATCGGTTTCTAATGTTGTGTAAGTTTGTTGTATTTCCATTACTTTTTTCAACCAATTTGAAAAAGCACGTGAACCACAACGGTTGTTGGTTACTATTAATATATTCACAATTATTTATTTAACATTTTCAATTTTGGTAATTGTAATTGTTGAAATTTTGGTTGTATCTTAGTATAAATACCATACTGATTTAAAATAGTATCAAACCCTTCTGTCATTTTGGTTAGACTAAATTTTACTAAATTATGTTTTCCCAATTTAGATGATTCGGTTTTATACTTATCATAATTCTTATAAACATCTTTCATTGCAGCTAATGCTTTTGAAATATTAACATTAAACCATTGTGATTCTTTTAAAAGGAATTGGTCTGCTGCCGATTCGTGTACCGGCTTTAACTCACCTTCTAATAGAACTGCACCTTGTTTTAAGAAATCAATGTGTCCACTCCATCCACTTACTAAGATTGGTTTACCCGTTAAACTAAATTCTAATAGAGGTCTACCAAATCCTTCACCTTTTGTGAAGTTCAGCATTGCTTTTACTTTTGGATGTTCGTATAACCCATTCATTTGAGATGGCGTTAAATCACCATGTAAAAGATAAATTGGAACGGACTTATAATCTTTTCCCAATGCATCTTTAATTTTTTTAATTGTAGTTTCTCTATCAATAACACTAAATCCTGCTGAACTTGTTTTAAGAACCAATGCGGGTTTAACCTTTTCGTTTTTGAAAGCCATTGCAAATGACTTAATCATCATTCCCACATTCTTTCTATCTTCACCCAAGTCACCTCTTAACCAATGTCCTACAAATAAGAAAGCAAAATCTTCTTTGATTGCATCCAATTCAGAAATGTGTGCAACAGTTTCAGTTCCAAAATCCATTTCATCGAATCCTTCGAAAAGAATCTCAACTGGTTTTTGAATTCTATGTTGTGCTATTAATTGTTTTGTATTGTTGTCTGCCTCATTATAAACACTATCTACTAAACTCTTTTTTGAATGTTCGGATGGTACTATAATTAAATCCATTCTATTACATCCATGTACCCAATCTAATGGTGAATGTGTAGTTTCGATTGCTGCGGTAATTCCAATGTTATAGTGTCCTAATGGTTGAAATTCATTTGGTACGGTAACCTGAATATAAATGTCAGGCTTTTGTTCAATACGAGGAATGATATTATCTACTATCCACTTATGAAATGGTTTGTCATAGTTAAGTGAATCCATTGGAGTATTTCCCCAACGAGTACTAATAATTTTAATTTCAAATTTATCTAATTTATAAAGAGAATGTAATAAATCTCTTGCGTGGTCACCATACCCACTTCTAGTTGCTATTGGTGCTTGAAATACTAATGTTGGTTTCATACTATAACTCTATTAATTTAAATTTTTCTTTTGGTTTCCAATTTTCAAATGCCCCTTCCATACCATCTACCAATGTTTTACACATTGATTCTCTACTCAATCCACCTTCTCCTAAAAAGTGCTTTCTACCTTTTAGTCCGGCCGCTTCTCTGTCCTCTTTTGGCATTTTATACCAATCCATAATCAATGGAGATATATCTTCAAAATCAACTCTATCATCAAAGATATATGGAGTAGGAACTGAACCCGTTGTTGAGCGAACTGGCCAAATTGGTTTAACCCAATCTCCCCAAACTACACCTGCTTTTCTATGTCTATCGTGTAAAGAACCAATCTCTACATAATCTTCTGCGGTTAATAGTTTACCTGTACCTCTTTCTCTAAATCCACATTGGTCTTGCAATCCACCAGTCACCGTTACGATGATTGGAGTTCCTGCCATTACTGATTCAGCGGTTGCCAATCCAAACCCTTCGTTAGACGCTACATTGATTGTAACATCTCCTATATTATAAAGATAATTCAATTGTTCTTCGGAATATCTATTTGGTGCAAATACTACATTTGTTTCAGGTGAACAACATTCTGCAATTGTTCTTGGTAAATCGGTACCATGTTCTTCCACAGGATTAGTATGCATCAATAAACACACCTTACTTCTTTCTTCTGGTCTCAATGCTTCAACAAATTTATCAAAT